ACAGGATTTGTAATGGTTCCTGCCTGTTTGCCAATGTCTAACACACCTTCTTTTACTATTCCTTTTAGTTCCTCTTTGACTGCATCTTTGGCTTTGATTTTTTTTGCATTGTTATAAGTGTTGATGCCTCTCAAAATTGTTGCCACACTAAAATTATTGTCTTGAATATCTCTTATAACAGATCCAATGCCGTCCACTATTCCACCAGGCCCAAAAATACTTGTAGTACCGCCACCAAGTAGACTTAAAGGACTAGGTTCAAGGTCGTAGTGTATTGTGGCAAAACCTGGAACACCACCTTTCTTAACAAGTCCTGCTCCATATAACACAGTTTCATAAAAAACCTGCATGGTGTTTTGCATTATACCGCCTCCGTCTGCTTGATCAAGATTGTCGTGTGCCCAAGATCCTATTACAGGGTTTACAAGTGTAAAAGATGTGAATCTTTGTTTGTGCAATGCAAATATTTGTATGCTTCTTAGCAAAGGTTTTTTCCTTTGTTGTGCATTGTCCATACCAAACTGTGTCACAATCGGATTTTCATCGTACATGTTGTCTTTGGTGCCGAATCCTGCTTGTGGTCTTGCAGTCAAAGAATCTGAAATGTTGTATTCATAATAGGCTTTCCAGAAAGCATTTACGGTGTCTGCATGGTCATCGTGAAAGGTTAAATTTACAGGTTCATAACTTATTTTAGTTCCAATGTAAGTCTTTTTGTTGTACTGTTGTTTTTCTTCAATGTTCATGTTGTATTTGGGTAAGTCACAACTTCTAACCAGCATGTTTAGTTCTAGTTTTTCGTTGTCTCTGAAATTTTGAGGTAGTGCATCTGTGTCAATGTCAAAAACCACATGAAATAAAAACTTCTGTTTTGGTAAAAGTTTAAAATTATCGTCTAGATATAGTCTGGCCGCATGTCTGTAATCTTTCATGCCTGGTAGACCATTTGAAAAAGATTGTAAAAAATTGTTAATACTTGGCATATGTGATATTTATGGCCATAAAAAAAGCGCCGTTAAAGGCGCTCTTTTTAATTTATAAATGCAAACGATTAGATACCGCCGCCTGTTGCTAATGTACCAACAGTTCTTGCTACTGCTGTACCAATTCCTGTGCCTTGTGGAGTTTGGATAGCATTGTCGTATCTAACTGTTAAAGTGATTGTGGCAGGTTCTGAAGTGTTGTAAGCCAGTGTGTTGTAGTTTACTGACTCAATGTATGCTCCATATAACTCAAATGTTTCTAGTACACCCGGAGTTGAAGCACCGTTACCGCCATCAAGCATTTCGATTCTAGTTGTGAATTTGTAATCTATACCAGAAGGTGCTGACGCTTGTTCAAAGAAATCAAATTGTTTCTGTACTTGTTCGCCAACCAATTTAGTTACTGAGTTGTTTACATCATCTCTTAAATTAATTGTGATTGGATCCCAAGTGTGTTTACCAGCCATGTAAACTTTTGAGTTGTACACATCTAGTGTCACTTGATCAAAAGTTAAATTTGGTCTTGAAACATCGATTACTTGTTTAGTAAGTTCTGATCTTGGTGTTGACACTCCAAAATTTTCTAATATCGCTCTAAAACGATATTGTAATTTTGGCATCAACAAACCTTGTGATGCTGAACTTTGGTCATTTGCTAAAGGTACTGTAAATTTTGATAAAGTTGATATTGCCATTGTTTCTCCTATTTATTCCAAAATTAGTTCCCTAAATTTGCAATTTCTCCTGTGTTTTTAATTCTTAACGGAATGTAAATGAATTCAACTGATTTCACTGGCTCAATTGCAACATCTACATACAGTTCGTTTCTGTCTATTCTAGTAGGTGTGTTGTTTGTATCATCACATACTACTAAGAAGTCAAATAACGCTCTTTGACCAACAAGTTCTAACAAGAATGATTCAACTGCTTGTTTGATTTCATTTCTAGTTAATTCATCATTTGGTTCAAATATAAACGGTTTTGCTATTTGATTCAATTGCTGTCTTAAGAACACAACTAATCTTGATACATTTATTCTGTCTAGTGCAGATGATCCAGAAACTTTTGTTAAGTTTCCAAAGTTTACTATACCTGCTCCTGAGAAGAAAGTTATTGGATTAACTTTCGCAGTGTGTAATGCATCTCTAGTTGCTTCTGTTAATGATATTGTTTCAAATTCACCTGTTGCAGAATCAATGTATCCAACTGAACTTGCGTTGTCTACAATACCTCTTCTAGTTCCAGCCGGTGCAAACCATGGGAATCCAATGTTGTCATTGTTTGCCAAGGTTCTTAGTATCATGTGACTTGAAGGAACAATAATGTCATTGCCACCATTGTCTGTGGTCTTACCTGATGGGTAAAACACTCCAAGATTCTCACTTGCTGATACTAGACCGTCTTCACCATCACCAGATGCGTTGGCTGAGTTGTTTGCCCAGTTAGTAACTTCTGTTGCAGTGCCACCTAGTCTAAATGGTGTGTCACCTACAACAAATGCTGTGTTGTTTCTGTCGGTGTTTAAATTGATCATGTTTGAAATCACTTCTGGATATCCAGGACATGCAATCACGTTAAATCCTCTTTGATCTTCTCTGATTGCTTGGTTGGTATCAATCTCTGATTTCAATTGATTTACAACAACTTGTCTTTGTGCTTTTCTACCAAATGTACCTGCTCCGTTATCTGCGTTTGTAGACTTGGTTACCCATCTGTCTGGGTAGTATCCAGCAACAGTTTCGTTGTTGAATCTAATGTTACCTAAGCCAGTTGCTCCTGAACTTGGGTAAGTTGAAGTTGTTATGTAAGAGTTTCTGTACTCTTTTACGTTGTATCCTGATCTTCTTGTGTTGAACAATAAGATACCTTTTGGATATAACGCTGGATCTGGTGCATCTGGATCTAAGAAGTTGTCACTTAACAGATCTTTAATTGTTGAGGCTGTACCAGCACCTGTATTTGTGTTGGCATCTTTATCAACTGAAGTATGCCATCTTGCATCTGCAAACACTATTCCGTCCTCTGTTGTTTGGTCGCTTGTGTCAACAAGTTCGAAAGCCGCTCCTGTAGTTGTTACAGTGACACCATTTGAAGTGTTTGTAGAACTAATCGTTGCAGATGTGTTATATCTATAAATTTTTGGATAGTTTTCTAAGTCTGAAGTGTCAATCCATAAGTCATTGTTTGCCAACGGAGTGCCAGTTGACTGTGTAGTTGGTTCAGTTGCACTGAATTGTGGACCATTTGGATCTGTGCCTGAGTTAACATTTAAGTAACCTCTGAAACTTGTGCCGTCATGTTCCAAAATGTCTGCTTCTAAGTTTGTGTTGTACCATAAAGTACCATTTGCTGGCTCTTCTGTTGGTGCAGATTCTGATGCAACATAAGATAAACGTTTAAAGTTTGATGCAACAATAGTTGCAGGTATTGCCGTTGAGTCTTCTGTAGCACCTGCTGGTACATCATATAAGTTATCAATTAATGTAGTGCTGTTTGCTGTGTAAGTTCCATAAGAATGAGCAGTTGCGGCACTAAAGCCTGCGTCTGCTAACGGAGTTCCTGACACATCATACATTCTAAATTCACCACCTAGTTTGTGCTTGATTTCAATTGCACCTTTTAACTGACCTTCATCAATGACTCTTGCTTCAATGTTAGTAAATCCTGCATCTGATATAGAAGCAACAAAGTCTTCTGAGTCAGATAAAGTTGAGTCACCTGGGCCAGTCATTGTTACAGTTTTGCTTGATAACGCTGATTGTCCTTTTAATGATTCAGCAATTACAAAAGTTTCACCTTTTACAAAACCTGGATTTGTGTTGTTAGACTGAATTATAGTTGCGCCGCCTTCGTATCTGAATACTTGGAAGTCAGCAACTGGTAAAGTTGTGTCTGTGTCATTTACAGCAGTCTGTTCTGTCACATTAAATTGTGTGTAAAGTGTGCCTGCTGATATGCTTGTACCACCGTTGCTTGGATCTAAGTTAAAGATTGCTGTGTGGTTGTTTGCATATAATGGAGCCGCAACAGTTGAGAAACTGTTTGAACTTGCACTGTATAATTTAACAATCATGTCTGCTCCACTATTTGGAGATGTTGTTTTAAACCATACAGAACCGTTAGGTCTGTTGTCTTCTGCTGTTTTCCATGTTGGTCTGTTTGAATGTTTTTTCTGTTCAAATGATACACCATTGTAAGTGCCGGCTGTAATACCAGTCACTGTTAAAATTGTACCTGAACCTACGTTTTCAATATCAATTGTGTTGGCACCACCTACTGAATCTCCGTAGTTTGTACCATTGTGATATATTTCTAATTTGCCAGTTGTTGCGTCAACTGCCGCTGTTACACCTGGTATGTTTTTGTTGTTGATTGACGTTGCCAATTGTGCAAAAGTTGTACCTACTAGTGTTACAGTGTCACCGTTGATAACAATTTCATGTCCTTCAACAAGTGTGCCTGATGTTTCAGTACCTTCAATTGTTGGCCAACTAGTGTGCCAACCAGTTGAACCTACTTGCACCCAATTGTTTGTGTCGTTTTTGTAATAAATTGGATTTGTTACAGCAGTGGTGTTTATTGCATAATCACCTTTTGAACCAAAATTAGGTTTTGGTATACCTGTAGAAACTCCTCCTACTAGGTCACTTACTTTTGTAATTAAAGTAGGTGTCTTTGCTGTAAAGGCTTGATTGGTTTTAGACCATTCAAAAATTCCGTAAGCAGAACTAGCCAAGTCTAACCAGTATGTGCCGTCGGTTGGATTAGATGAAGGCGCTGATGTGCTTCCAACTAATTCACTCATGTTTACATTGGCTCTTAAAACAAATGCCTTGTTTGCGATACCTAAGAAAGAGTAAGCCGCTTGTAAACCATATTCGTTTAATTCGTAACCATTTAATGCTCCGCCAGCCGAGTCTGTGTAAAATTTTGGATCACCAAATGTTTCTGTTAATTCTCTTTGTGATGATATTAAAAAAGCCTGATTAGCGTTTGCTGTCTGTGTACCAGACGCAGTGCCATCTCCTGCTCCGTTGCTTTTGTCTTGTCCTGACGCAATTATGATAAGCGGAGTTGTACCTGCATCAGATGGTACGTAAAAACTTTCATTTACTACTGAAACGTTTACTCCTGGACTTGTTAATGTTGCCATGTTTTTTCTCTCCTTATAAGGTCGCTAATGCTATTTATAGGCTTTACGGTAAAATGCCACAAAACAATGGCAAATTTTGGTACCTATATAGGGCACGTAAATACATCATATGAAAAGACCTTTGTGCAAGACCTGTCAAAATAAACCCAGAGCCTATGCTTATAGAAAGGGTAAAAAAGTATACTACAGAAGTCAGTGTGACACTTGCATACGTAAAAAAAATAAGAAAAAAACTGGGTATGCTCCTAAATGGCAACAGGCAGGTTACGTAAAAAAAACAAGATGTGAACTGTGTGCATTCAAAAGTAGTGCCACTGTACAAATGGATGTGTACCATGTAGACGGCAACAGAAACAATGTGTCTATCTACAATTTAAAAACTATTTGTGCCAATTGTCAAAGGCTTAAAAGTACTCAGGATTTGGGATGGCAACTTGGGGATCTGGAAGTAGATGGGTAGTCATATCGTAAATCTGCTTGTTTAACGATTCTATGGTATGCGTGTTTTCTAGAATATAATCGTAGTCAGTGCCAATCCAATCCCATTCACTTTGATGTGCACCTTTGTCTATCATGGTTTGTTTGTTGGGTATTTCAGTCCTTTTCACCAAGACAATTTTGCCACCTTTGGCTCTGATCTGCTGTATTTCATTAACAAATCTTGTGTCTGAAATCACTGTGTTTGTGCCTTTGTATCTTGCCATGCATGAGTCTACCCAAATACTGTCAAGCATATTGCCTCTACACACTTCTGTGCCAAAATATTGCAAAACCCAACGTGGAGTCACAGGTTTGCCAAAACGTTCACTCCAAAATTTATCAGGTTGTTCTCTCCAATGCCTACTAGATTCTGTATTTCCTTCCAGCATTTCTCTGTCCCATCCAAATATACTTGCAGTTGCGTCTTTAAGACTTTTTGCAAAACTATCTCTTACAAAACCATGATGAGATACTAGTCTGTTTGCAACTGTATCTTTACCAGAACCAATTAATCCGACCAAACCAATCAACATAAGTTTAGTATTTTAACAGTTCTTTATTCTTTTTTCAAGTTCTTTCTTTATTTCTCTTACAGCATTTAACATATGGAAAGTGATACGCCAATTGGGTCCTGCTTTAAGCAGTATTTCAAGTCCTATTGTTAATTGTTTAAGTTGTCTATAAGATAATTTGGACAAGGATGTAAAATATTTTTTTTGTGCCATAATTAGAGCCTTTCATTTGCCTGTTTAGTATTTTTATTTAATATAGTTGTAGAATGAATTATCCTATAACAAAACTATGTGGTGTGCCACCTTCTGCAAAATTTCCAATTTCTTGGTCTAATCTTTCCATTTCAGCAAGGCCTGATTGTTTTAATTCTGCACCATTAAGAGTAGTTCCACCTTGCGGTCCTGCAATGGTATTGAATTTACCTCTGGCTTCACCCAGCATGGTTTTACAAACTGCAAGTGTATAATCTCTGATCCATGGTTTGCTATAGATATCTTTCAACAATGTTATGTCAGGTCTAAAATTGTCAGTATGCATTAAAATTGTTTCGTTATCTGCTCTTGGTCTTTGTGTGAT